TTGCCTTCTTGAAAATTCAATATGTCTGCACGGACTACTTTGTTGTTGTCCTCACAGACTACGTCACAATGTTCATCAACATATCTAGTCACGATCACCCCCCAAGATCAAATCTCACAGTTTTGATACTGTCCCAACGAAAACTGCGCCACCCTTTGGCTTCGATGTCATAGACCGCGCAGGCTTCTTCATTTACTCTGCGTTCTTTTTTAATGTCAACAGTTTCGACATAGGGAACGATTTCATGATTGGTAGTACAGAGCATTGTCCGCTCTGTACCATCCTTTTTGTTAAAAACCACAGTGACTGGACCAAACGCTAAATGACTTTTCAGCCATTTTTTAAAGCGTCTGAAATCCCTGTCACTCATTGCGTTCTTGAAGTTGTCGTTTAAGGTCTGCATTTTCTTTCTCCAGCGCTTCCACTCTATTAGCCATCATGTTAAAAAGTTCACTGATATTCTGTGCTGTTGATCTCAGCATGTCTGCGATATCTGGTTCCATTTATATCTCCAAAATTATGTTAGGATTCCAACCTGTGTCTTCGCTGTACCCATTGGTTTGGTAACCTCTTGGATTACAGACGATCCTGCAATTGCCGATCTGATAATCAAAACAGTGATGTGTGTGGCCATGCGTCCAAAGAACTATCTGAGGATTATCAAAAATGAACTCACTGAGATCACTGTGATAAGCACCATTCATTAGATGTTGATCAGCATATGTAGGGTGTATGCTTTGATAGCTGGGACTATGATGTCCTACGACCACACATCGACGTTCTTTGTTTTCATCCAAAATCGCTTGAAAATACTTCAGCGTTTCTTTGTGCCTAATAGCAGTGTCAGCAGGTTTGAGGTTGGTGTATCCTTTTTCATCATTGCGGATGATACGGAAATCGTTCATCATATCACGTACGGCGTGAAGAGTGATAGGATCTCCCCGATTCATATCAGTCCAAAGTGTAGCACCCACAAACACAACGTTGTCTATGATTTTACAATCGTTCTCCATGAAATAAACATTGGAAAACTGCCTACATTCTTCACGTAGGTATTGAAGGCCTTTGACCCACTTGCCATTGTAAAACTCATGATTGCCCGCTATGTAGATAACATGTGGGAAAAGGTTACTCATGCGCTTTAAAAAATCACGGAAAGTCTTTACCCGCTGTTGCTTGCGACCGAGATCAGCAAATGCACCATGTTCATAGACACTGGGCACATAAGGATGGTCGTGCAGATCTTCGGCGATCATGATGTCGCCGCTGAGGATTAAAACGTCAGCATTGTTTTCGTTTTTGATTTCAAAACAATCAGAAAACTCTAAATGCAGATCCGATACAACTGTGATTTTCATAACTACCTCTGACTTCTTTGCTCTTGATATTCATCTTCGTGTACGTCACAAAGTGTACGGATCCATCCAGGACCACGTGTTTGACCACGATTGCCACACTTCTCGCAAGTGACACAGCTCATCGATTCTGCCATACTGACCAACCCGGAGATATAGTCGTCACCGCCTGAATAGTAGAACCTCAGTGTGCCAAACTTTTCTTTGACTTGTATTGCTAAGACTTGAGGAATTTCATCAGGGATCTTAACATCGTGAGGATTTTTTTTGATCAACATGTCATGTTGTTTACTGATCCAATCGATGTGTTCCTGTATATTAGAACAAAGAATGTTTAAAATATCATACCAACCATCACCACATTCAAAACCCCAACACATCAATGTCTCACACATGTCACCATGACGGTTAGCAAATATTTTGGGATATTTTTCGCACAGCTGGTTATCTAGTTCTTCTCTCATTGAAACGCCTTAACGTAATTAAGCCTAGTCACTTTGTTTTGATTTTTCCAGTGACGGCTGTGTTCTTTGATCTTGGCTTTTTGGATTACACAAGAGCCCAATTTAAGATCCACTTTAGCCATCCAGCTCACCATCTTGTTGTCTATTATAGCAAGAATATTGAAAGCTTCATAGTGTTTTGAGCGTATTGACTCCAAAATCTCGCAGTCTTTATCTGCTATGACTTCACCAGGCATGCCAATATAGTCATCATCGATTTCCTTGAGTTTTCTATCTACTTGTTTTTTGGAAATGTCTCTCCGATAGACCATGGGCAAACAGGCTATGAAACCAAATTTGTTTGTGGGCACTTCTCCGTTTTCTAAAAGAGCATTGACTTCGATGTGGAAATCATTGTCTCCTTTTACAGCACTGAACATCAGTTTACGAAAATACTTTTTGATCTCTTGCGCCAGTTCACGATCTTCATCTGTGACTTTGAGCAAAGGCGGTGAAGCTTCGTCCGCTGTAACAGATCGATAATTTTCTGGATATAGGCTAGTCATCACTAACATTTTATTGGCCCATTTATAGCTCATGACTTTCATGTCTTCACTGTAAACAGGAGTGGTTTCTTTGGCATAATCTTGATTGATACGTTGTGCGGCGCAGGCCAGTTCTAACACTGCTATTACCGAGTGAAGGTCGCTCATATATGCTCCAGACATTTACAATACTAGTATTTTACTGGAAAATGTAGTCTGTGTCAATCTTTTTCAATCTAACGTAGACTTTTTTGGAGAGTTCTCGGATTATTGGGTCTTCGACGCAGGGAAATTCTGCTAGATAGGCCGTGAGGCAGGGGCTGACAAAATTACTATTAATCTTGTATCTGCTCAATTTATCTATGTTATGCAGGTGTCTAAGGGCACGTGTCTTACCCAGACTCCTACACAGTTCTATGGCGATGCTGATAGAGTATGCATCGATCTCTTCGGGATCAGCCAAATAGTCTTTATATCCAGTTCCTCGGCTTGCACCCATGTTAAAGTGACGTCTTCGATATTGGCGCTGATGTCTTAGTTCATGAACCACAGTGTCAAAGACCTGTATCAACAATTGTCGTACTTGATCAGGATACCAGAGTTTGGTTTTGTCAAAATTGTGCGTGACCACTAATTCTATACAGCGGTCACCTTCTCGATCGTCTTCGGGATCATAATAACCATTGGCATAAAATATCTCGTCATTGAGTGTTTTATCTCTGACTGTGGTTACTTTGATTTCTAAATAGTTTAGTTTGAACTCGCGTCGTATCTTGTTCATCAGCTTTTGGAAACTTATACCTGACTTAGTGCCATCCAATATTGACATACAGATAGCAAAAATCACCTCCATCAAGCTGTTCATGATTACAACCTATAAGTTATCCTGCCCTTGGTAAGATCGTAGGCGCTGGTCTCGATCTTTACCTTATCGCCCAAGATTATCTTGATCTTGTGCTGTTTTAATTTACCACCTAGATAACAGAGCATGACGTGCTCCATATTATCTATTTTTACTCTGTAAGTATTGTTTGGGCAAACTTCAGATACTACACCAGTTAATTCTAACAGTTCGCCTTTGCTCATACTTTTTTAACTACGATGCTGCCATTTTCCACTGTGATGTCCAATGTGTCACCTTCCTTCCATCCTGTGGCTTCTAAAAGTTCAGGTGGAAATTTCATAGTGACATTGTCAGGATCACCCTCAATTTCTTCAAAAATATCTTCTGTGTTAAAAGTCAAAGTTTTCATAGTGTATTTACTTTACAAGTTTGTCGTCATCATACGGAATTGGAGTCCATCCTAATTGATTGAGATCACGTTCGATTTCATCAGTGACTACGCCTTCGGGAACATATTTGGTTCTATCCTGCCATTGCTCGTTGGTTTCACCACCATTATATTCTTGATTAAGACCGCCCATGCCGCTACAGTACCAATCGATGTAGTCGCCTTCTTCACGCATGTCGGCAATGATGCCACCAGCATATCTCCAGCTACAGCTCCAATTTTCTTCTTTAAGTTCCTGCCAAAGTTCACGCTTGCGCCATTCCATGTTGCACATGGCCGCATAGAGATTTTGCGCATAACTGTCGCTGTTTCGAACCTTGGTCAAAATCCAGTCAGTGGTCAAGAGGTCATACTCTAGATTATTTTCACGACTTTTAGGATCGTCGAATTTATGCACATGGCCGTCGATGATCTTTTCAAAGTAGTCGAGATAATCTTCGTTGACAGGTTCGCCTTTTTCCTCCATGCGTTTTACATAACCTTCTTTCTGGAAGGTATGGCGTTCTGGACTTTTAGAAACTTTTTTCATTTTTAATTATGCCAATCTTCTTGATAACAGTGCATGATCTCGTGACCAATAGTTCTCATATCGATCTTGTGAGGCATGATGATATGACAGCTCTTGCCACGCCAAAACGCACAGGCCAGAGGAACTACATTGAACCCACCATATCCCATCTCTAAACTTTTTTTATTACAGGCTGCTTTGATGTCCTTTGGATCCACGCTTTCTATTGTGATAGTTATAGTCTTGCGTTTGTTGTCACGCATATCAAATACTCTACCACCGCTGTTGTCAAATTGCCACTGTGCGTTTGCAGCCAAAGGTAAAAACAATATCAATGCTAGAATTTTTTTCATCGTTGCCTCACTGTGCCTAAGTTAAATGGTACAGACGATAGGATTCGAACCTATAAAGCATGACAATGTCACCCGCCCATCCCTCCTAGGCTCCTAAGAGCTTCGGAGGAGGTCTACCAATTCCACTCACGTCTGTATAGTAATTATACGATAACTTGATTATTTTGTCAAAAAGAAAGAAGCCAAAAGGCTCCTTATGTACGCCAAATTTCGGTAAAACCTTCTTCTTCAGTGGGCATTTCCAAATTGACAATCATATCCCAAATCACTGCTTTTGGTACGGTTTTTCCTTCTCTAGACTTCAAACGTCTATCCAATTCTTTAATATCAGGAGTTGAAAAAATCACAGCAATATGATCGTAATCAGGCAAGGCACTGAATTTTTTAATTCGACTAATTACGGTCGTAGAAGTCTGATCCCAAATTATATCTCGTTGTTCCGATTGTGCTTTGCGTACAGCTCGCATCATCAATCGTATACAGCGAGGCATGACGTCATGAAATACTTCACTGTACGGTTTTTTCATACGACGAGCAAATCTTTCAACATAGGTATCAGTGGAAATATGAACACAGTGTGATGCCCAGATCTGAGATTCTACCCAAGTAGTTTTCCCAGATCCAGGCACACCTACAAGTTGGTAACACTTTGGCATTACATCACCGGTCCATTTCCGTTGCGAAAACCAACTTCGCCACCTTCTTCATCGATACGCTTGATAACATCTTCAAACAACATTGGTGCAAAATCTGGAAGTTGCTCTACGCAAACGCAGTGGTAACGAACGTCGTTTTCTTCGCTGTACAAGATCTCTCCTGTTCGAACGTCGATGCCACGCATCTTTTTTACACGATTGGCATGTAAGTGCCCGTGTATATTACATCCAAATCTACCAAGGCTTTCCGGATGTACAGGAATATGACTTAAAATAAGTCCATTCATCACATGATAGGCCCGTAACTCGCGGAAGTGTTGCCTGTAGTCCTCGTCCTTGAAGATATCATGATTTCCACGGATAAGCACCTTGTCACCATTCAAGCGATGTAATGTTTTCAAAGCCTTGCGGTTTATAACCACATCGCCTAGGTGATAGACCTTGTCCGTGGGCCGGACTCTTTCGTTCCAAGCCTTGATCATTGCTTCGTCCATTTCGTCTGGATCTGTCCAAGGACGAAGTTTGGTCACACCATCATTACGGGTAAAGCGGCATACACCTGCGTGACCAAAGTGCGTGTCGCTGACTAAAAATACGCTAGGCATCATGCCCTCCTTTCTTTACCATTTTTCTATTCCACTGATTTCGATTTTAAAACTCCCATAATGACCATTGATTTCTTGATCAAAAGTCATGGTCGTAATATTACCAATACCGCTTTCACGGTCTTGTTCTAATCGAAAAGTTTCAACATTGGGAAATTTTTCTAATATTTCCTGTATTTGCATTATATCATTACGATGTAAAAACATTATTTTTCCTCATTATAGGTCCAACCCATTGCCTTCATCATTTTATATTTGACCAACAAGTTAGGTTGACGATATACTTCAGTGTCTCTAAATCCCATCATGACTCCGATCTCGCAGACCGCACCCGACCTACAAACCCCAGCCACACAATGAACTACTACATTCATACGCTCATCCATGGCTCGTTTGAGAAGTAGGGTTAGTTCATTTGCCTGATCATCCGAGATCTTCCAAGTATCGTTGATACAGTCATCAGTTTCTTCTAGATCCAAAAACTCGAACTGATAAGTTTCTCGGAAATCATACATAGGTTTTGGAAAGTCCATTCCAGGGTCGACAATTTGTATCAACATGGAATTGATACCAGCATCAATATGATGGCCTTTTAAAATGTCTGCAAATGAGACATTTTGAATCCACGGGTTTAACATGTCGCTCTCCTTTAATATGCAATTATACGATGATAATTTGATTTTGTCAAGATAAAAAAATAGGGCCCTAAGGCCCTATTCAAACTGTTGTATTAATACAACGTTTACAGATCATAGCGTGGGACCATTACAGTCTTAAGCATGATACCTTCTGGAGTGAACTGCTCCAAGTCAGCGGCTAGCAGGCTAGTCATGATACTTGGCGAAAATCCACTGACCAAAGCCGCACCCGATTTGTC